CCGTGTTTTGCTGGCATCATGTGGTTCGATTTCCACATTCCATGTCGCGCCTTTGAAACGTACTTCTGGAATACGCTGAGTGACCAATTCACGCGGCATTAAGCGGTAATCGTTTTTGAAGTCGCCCGCAGCATTTTCAAAATGCATACTGAATGGCAATTCTTCGCCGTTGCGTTCACGCTTTTCAATAGCGATGTTAGCGTTAGTAGCATACTCTGGAATATTCAGAATAATATTGAGTTTGTCAAGATTGGGAAGTCCCAATACGCCAGACAACTCACCAATGGCACTTTTATATGTTGCCTTTACGATGACTTTGTTATCGTCATCCTTTGCTTCGACAGTTGTGCCGTTTGTGACTTTAACTGCGTCAATATTTCCGACACCTCGTGTATGTTTAACGATGTCGAGTAGATATTCTCTCATGTGATCTTCCTTTTGATAAATTTAATTATGTAACTGCCTTGAGTACGACTTAATCTATATTCTCGTACCTTGGCATTTGAATGTAACCATATTTCTATTTCTTGTTTAATCAGGCCTTGTCCGCAAATGATTTCACAAGATTTATACTTACTATAATAGCATGTATTCAGGAAGATGTCAACCTTTTTCCACGCATTATGTAAAGTTAAACCATGTAAATCGAGTTTTTGCATATTAGTTACCAAAGTCAAACAAGCTGGCAAAAGTGGTTTTGTCTTCTGCCGCACCAAGATCCCAATTCATAACTCCTAGTAAGTTTTCAATCTTCTTGGTGATAATACTTTCTTCCATCAGATCAGTGTCGAATGGAAGTTCTTTGAACCACGTGGGAATTCTTGTCACATCAGTTGGAATACCGATACTCGTAAATCCCATTGGGTTTTGTTTTAGCTTACACACGATAGTTTTCATGCCATCAGTAATGTCCATGCTATACATGTCATTGTTGATTTGCTTGAGTCTATTGTAGTTGATAGCTGCTCGGACATGTCCTGGCATATTTGCTTTGCCTTTATAGGACGATTTGCCACTCTTCTTATCCTTGTCCCATTCTAGGCTGCCGTAATGTGTTAGCTTATTAACACGCTTTGGGCTTCCCATAGACCAAGGGTCCATACTTCTGAACTCACTTCTGAATTCAATGATACGATCAATAATCTCACGCTCTTTGCTGCCTGTCAGTGTTTTAAGCAGTATTTCTCCGAGAAAGTCTTGCATATATGCTGGCGTATCACTGCGTTTTAGGTCAAGACCCATGGCTTTTACTTTGCCTGGCTTGCCATCAGTATCGGTGCGATAACCTTCGATATCGTATGTGAGAATTGCGTACTTTTTCTTCTTAACAAAGATACCAGTGAGGGCGCAGATTTCTCTACCCGCGGCAATAATCTCTCCCTGTACAGGATCAAGCACATTGTGCGCTTCTGCCATGTAAGTTGGAAAAGTTACGTTTGCTTGTTCACATACTTCATCGTAAATCGCTGTAACAGAATCTTTGTCCCATACGATTTCTCCAGAGTCAATTTGTTCCTTGAAAGCGCCAAACCCACTAAAGTATACGGAGTCAGTATCGCCGTATATGATAGAATCACCCTTGTAATCGTATTTGCCAGTGAATAGTTCGTTGACCTTGGCAGACATATGACGAGCAATACAGCGACCCGTAAGAGTTGTACTTTGGCCCATGCGCGGATCATTAAATCTACTGCCTGGGTTAAGTAACGCACCATACAAACTGTTCAAGTTAATCTTTTTAACAAGTTGTAGTTTATCCCAATACGCAAATTTATCTGCGTCAACACCCTGTAACTCTTTGGCTTGCTTTTGCATAACCTTGCGTTCAGCATACCATCGTTCTAACAATCCAGGAATAATGCCTTTTTTGTTTTGATTAACAATCGTGCCGTTGGCTGTTAATACCCATGGCTGGTCACTATTGAAGATGATGTTATAGATTTCTTCTCCGTTAGCCATAAGTTCTTCGCCATTTTCGAAGTCAATCCACAAATCAATATGGGTATCTTTTTCTAACACTAGTTCGTATTCTGGACAGGCAAACTTGCCATCCCACGCCTTTGCTGCTTCCCACTTAAAGTCATCTAACATAGGCACGGTTAATGTATGACGAATCTGTCCAACAATCGTTTCCGTGCTTAGATTTAGACTTCGCAGAATACTTGGATAAAGACTGTTCAAATCCATTGAGCCAATCCACTCATGTCTGCCTTTCTTGGGTGTAGCAACATATGCGCCAGCGGCAGATACAGGCTGTGGATAATACTTTTGTAATTTATCGTGCTGTTTGTCAGGAACAATCAATCCGCGACTATGCGCTTCATTAATAATCGCCTGATCAGTAACAGCAACCGCGCCCATTGTTGTCTGAATTAGCACCGTATTATCATGCGCAATAACATTCGCTAGATCGATAAACTGTAACTTTGCGTCTAGTCTTACTAGAAGATCAACATCCTGGATAGAATAGTCGATAAACTTTTCAAAGTCTTCGTTGTACAGTTTATCAAGTGAGCCTTCATACTCTACCTTGCGTTCACCAAGTTCATATTCAGAGATAGCATCAAGACTATAGCTGTGCATCTCGTGATATGTGTACTTTTGATAAAGCAACATCAAGTCCATATGAAGCCGCCCGATTGTATCAAACGTCTCCTGCTCTTTGCCGAATTTCTCGAATGACCGTTTCTTTGGATACTTGCCCCATAGACAGAACTTTCGAGTATAATCTTTGCCTAGCACTCGGCCAATACGATTAACCATGTATGGAATATCAAAGCCTTCGCTGTTCCATCCGCTTAGTACATCGGCATCGTCAATCAATTCCAGAAATAACTCCAGCATTTCTTCTTCGGTGTCTAGTAGTATAGCGTTTGGAAATCTTCCAGCGATTGTTAGGGCATCTTCTTTGCCAATGGTATCAGGCTTGATCACTAGACAAATTGTTTTATCTAGCGAGGCAAGATTTATTGAAATTGCTGTTACTTTATTGAACGGATCTTCTGGAGGAGCAAAGCCTAGCGCCTTGTCATAGTCGACCTCAATATCGAAAAACGCAATGTTTAGTTTTGGTGTTGTTACGCCAAGATAGTTATCAGCCAGGCACCGAAATACTGGGTTAATATCACTCTCGAACAATTTCTTGTCTCTGCGCATTTTCTTTTCACGAGCAAAATTCTTGCTGCTGGTACATACAATCTGATCCAACTTATCGCCAAAAATACTTTCGTATTTCCCACGTGGGTCAGGATAATATAACAGATAACGAGCAGGATAGTCTTTGAAAACTCTCTTGCCGTTAACACGTTCTACCACGTGGATAATGTCTTTGTCTTTATCGAGGATTGCATCTACATACATATTAGCTAACAAACGCCCTTTCTTGTACAAACGTACCTTGTGTTTTCTTATTGCCTTCATTAAATCCTAAGGCATTAAAGTGATCTCGTAGATCATTGTTAAATGATATACTTCCACATAACATTATACGCTGATTGACAGAATTGTCAATACTTATTGTGCCGTCTGTCATAAACTGCTGAATACGTCCGTGTAGTTCTGCTGGTTCTTGTGTTACAGTACTAACGTATTCAACGGGCATCTCATTTAAGAAATCCCTATAACAATCCTGTTCAGCATGGAGCCTAGTTGTCCACGTAACAGTGACTTTTTCAAACAAGTCGTATACTTCTGGATCTCGCAGTAAACTAATAAATGGTGTGATACCAGTGCCGCTAGCCATCATTACCAAGTGTCCACCTAGTTCTAGATTAGCAAGTATAAGTGTGCCAGTTGGCTTTTCCCCTACACGGATAGTCTCTCCAACTTTGACATGTTGTAGTTTACTTGTGAGTGGACCGTCTTGTACTTTGATACTATAAAATTCCAAGTAGTCATCATATGGACCACTGGCAATACTGTATGCTCGGTTGGGCGCATCTTCTAGACCAATCATAACAAACTCCCCCGCAGTAAATCTATAACTGCGAGGTCGTTCTGTTCTAATTCGAAATAATTTGTCAGTGTAATGCTGGACCTCTATAACTTTTAAGTCTAGCATTCAATGATCTTTGCCAATCGCAGCAAGCACACTCTCAACTTCGTCAAAGCCCTCTTGTACTTTGGCAAATTCGTTTTTATAAGCAATACGGATGGCCTTGTTAATCGTTGCAGGCTTCATATCAAGTTCTTCGGCAATTGCCTTTACTGTGTCAGATAAGCCGCCTTTGAGTGTTTCTAGCTCACCAGTGATTGAAATTCCTTCATTGATGATTTGCTTTAATTTTGTGATTTCGCTGTCGCTGAATCCTCGTGACATATTGTGTAACTCCTATTTGTGTTAATGATACATTCATACTACATTAGTTTAGTTAGTT